TGCCGCTTCCGACATAGTTTACTTTTGCCATTGTTATTTGTTTTGTAGCTCTTCCATGAGCTGTTTATAATACTTGTTTGCTAGTGCGTACTGGCTATCCATTAGCTCAATATCTTTATCTGTTAGTACTATCTCGCTAGATAGCGTTATCGACTGTCCTACTGTTAAATGGTTAAAGTTGTGCAGTTCTTTATCATCCCAATCAGTAAGCAACTCATCAGGAGTGTTAACAAGAACGTAAGCTATCTGCGCCCGTTCCTTTTGGAATAGCCTAAGATATACTTTCTGCTGCCAGTCATATCCTGCTTTATTCATCTCCTTATCTGCATCTTCTGTAAATGCTGGGAAGGTATCTATTGACCATGGGCACTTAGTGTCTATAATCAAATTGTCGTCGATTACGTCGCACTCACCTGAGAAGCCTTTATAGCTTACTCGCTTTTTGTTCTGCGTTAGCTTTGTTGGGTTTAAGTATAAATACTCACTGAGCAGCTCTGTGGCTTCATTTTCGCACATAATACCTTTTTGAGTGTACTTATTCCCTTTGAACGATTTAAATCCATAAAACTGCTCTTTTGCTTTTGTCTTTAGCCATGACTTAGTTGTTTCGGATAATGTCTCTTTCTTAGATCGAGGCAGTACCATTAAGTTCTTAACCTCGCTTGCTCTTACTATTAATTCACTCATTACTCATGTTTTGCAGGTTAATAAACTCATCAAGCTGCTTTGATTGCTCCGCTGTAAGGTCATACTTCGTAATATCCTCTTTCTTTATTTTGTCATTTGCTAGTGCATCTAATGCCTTTGCGAAGCGTTCTGTTGTTAAAGGCTGCTTCTTTGGTGTTACCTTTGGCTTTTTATTTTCATTTAAAGGTTGGTTATCTACACCATCATTTTCTTGAATATTATAAGCTGTCATGTATAGGTATCTTCTGTTATACGTTACAGTTGACCCCATGCGCTGTATTTTATCCACTTTTGACGGTGTGCCATTCTTACCTAGCATTTCTGCATCTTCGTATGGTGTTGTGATAATAGCGTAATCTTTTGAATCATCAACATTGTAGAGCGTTAACGAACATTGATTGTTTGCCTTATCTATATTTATCACATCGTTAACCCCATGTTTTTGATTTAACTTGTTTATCTCCATGAGAAAATCACTTAGCTCATGATATTTAAAGCCTGCGAACCTATTATGCCCTGACTTTGGTATTTTAATTTCTGACAGCTCTGCTTTTATTGCTGCCATTCTCGCATGAATTGTTTTCTGTTTGTTTTCCATCTTACTTTATTTTAAAAATTAATACTTTATTAGTAGGTAGATGAGTAAACCTCCACTCTACTTGGTCCAAATTTAGAATAGTCGCTATCTCGTCAACTATCCGCGCCCCTTCTTTTAGCCTTGCACATTGCTCCATTGTGCGATTGATACGCGTAAGTTCTGTCATGTTAAACTTCTCGTTTGATAATATGCACTCGCTAGCTTTTGCTACTCGAAGCATTAAGTCAAGGTCAAAATGATTTTTTGAGTGAGATAGCGTTGTCTCGCTCATTCTTAGCTTTTTTGCAAGCTTATCGTTCCTAATGCCTGTAATCTGTTTCAGGTCTTTGAATACTTGTTTCATGATTTTATTTTATGTTTATTAAAAGCATTTCAGTTCTTCCACAAACTTTGTAATGTTTTACAATTTTTTTAAAAACAGAAATACATTTTATCGGTTCGTAATATCCCAATTTTACTGCTTTCAAATATTGGGCTGATGTTAATTCGTGATTTTTCATTTTGCTTTTTCTTTGTTTGTTGGGTACAAATATAATAAACTTTTTTAAATATCAAGCAAGTTTTTTATTTTTTTTTGAAATTGGGATAAATTTTCTTTGATTTCTTCAACTGTTAACTTCAAAGGTGGATGATCGTTTCGCTCTAAAAACTCAACTTCTTCAATGCCTATTTTATTTATTAATCCTTTCCTATACTCTATTAAATTACCTCCCCAGTAGCTGTTACATTTTCGGCACTGTTTATGACAATTATTTTCGTTAAATCTTAACTCATGATGCGCACCAACACTCCTATAATGTCCTGCATCATATTGCTGTTTAGAATAACTGCCACAACTTATGCAAGGGTTGTCTTTATCACGAAGCCTAATGTATTTGTTAAATACTTTTTGTAAATCGTTTAAATGTTCCGATCTTGTTTTAAGTTTCTCCTTGCGCTCCTTCTTTTCTTTTTTCCATGATTTTTGCTTTTGTTGTGCTGCATATTGTTGTGCGCAAATATAACTGCATACCATTTGAAGAGGTCTTTTAGGCTGAAACTTCTCTTTGCAAATTTTACATTTTTTATGTCGCATAATTATTTACTCTTTCGCTTTTTAAATAGCTTATGTTTGTACGAATAGCATCAGTAATTTTATACGCTGCATCCATTACCCTTCGAAGTTGATACATTAAAGGATATGTTACGTGTGCTTCGTTTATTGCTCGAGCTACACTCTTTCCCTCTTGCACTAGCTCAAAAACTTTGCTTTCAAAAGCATCATGTTGTTCGCTTCTTACTGTCTCCAAGTAATAAAGTAACGATGTTATTTTTTGAAGAAGTAGCAGTAGTTCTTCTCCATCCTGCCTGTTGCATTTGTAGTAACGCTGAACGTATGTATTCAGCTTTTCAATTTCTTTCATATTCATTTATTAAGTATTCTAAACACATCGAGTAAAAAGATACATGATACCAACTTTTTTGGTATTTCTTGTTTGAATTGTAATATCTGTATCGTTCTAAAAAAAATTGAACAGCACCATCTATACCCATTTCAAAAACTTTTACTTCTGCATAAGTTTTAAAATGGAGCTTTAACTGTTTCATCTGTTTCTTTAAATTCAAATTCATCACTTTTATGTTTGTTTAAGTTAATGTTTTCAGGCTCCATTTTATAATCTATTGGCTCTTTTATTCCGCTGACTGTCAAATCAAACTCATAAGGCGAGCATCCATCTATGTAATACCTACCACTAGGAACATGATATTTAAATTTAACTACTTGACCTATATCGCCTTGAAAACTAAACTTTGTTTTCATGTTATAAAAGTCAGTGCTACCTTCTTCGTTTTCAGTTGCAAAATTCCTGTAAATAGTAAATCCATTGTGAGACTGGTTACGAAAATCTGAACTGCCTGAAACATCATACAAAGTAGGCACTTCATAGGTTTGCTTTTTTTCAATCTTTTTCATCTTTGTAGGGTGAGCCACTAGAAACACTTGCACATCATTTTGCTGACAAAATGCAGTTAATTTAGTAAGAACTTTATCTATTCCCTCTTTACCCTGATAGCCTTCGGGCATCTGTACTTTGTTCCAAGCATCCACTACAAAAAGATTAATACCAAAAGTAAATAATTGTTCCTTAAACTTTTCTATTAGCCAATTCCAATCTATAACCTCCGCGCCTTCTCCTGCCGTAATGTATAAACGCTCCTTTGACCATTGCTTAAACCTTTGAATATCCTCTTGATTCATACGCTTAACATTGTCAACATCTTTATAGAACGGTCTACCTATTGCTTTTTGTGCAAAGTTTGCAAAGTGCATTTCTATTGGATGGTGTTCAGGAGAGAAAAAACTACTTTTCAAATCAAATTCATCAATCAAATTTAACACATACCACTCCACAAAATTACTTTTACCATGTGATGGTATTCCTGTTATTGTTGTTAGCTGACCACCTAAAGTACTGAATGTTTTATAAAAATCTCCAAAGCATGGTTTTTTTGGTGCTATTGTTTTAGGAACTCCATGTGAGTAAAGGTTGTCTATTTGATCACTAAAATCAATCGCGTTAAAAGTTCCATTTACGGGAAAAGATTTAGCGTTTTTAATGCTCTCAAAAAGGTCTTTACTTAATAAGTCATCATTTGCATCTTTACCTTTCCATTCAACATATTTGCATTTATACTTTCCTAATCTATGAGCTATTTTGTCTCTTATCTGCTTTCCTTTATCATCATTGTCAACTGCGATAATATACTCTTTGACCTCATCTAAATACTCTTTTGAGTTTTGCCAGTAATCATCATTGTCATTTGCCCCACTCGGTAAAGAAATAACATTTTTAAAACCATTTTGATACATTGCTAGAACGTCAAATTCTCCCTCCACTATGTACACCTTTTCGGCTCCGACAACTGAATTAATATTGTAAAATATAGGCTTACCCCCTTTTGATTGTGTAAAATTCTTTTTGCCGTCTCTGTACTTTTTATTGACTAATACACCACTTTCAAAGTAATTAAATACTATGCAATTTTGTTCTTTACCCACTTGCGGTATGTATTGCTTCTCCTCGGTTACTGATAAATCAATAAGAGTAGATTGTCTAATACCTCTAACTTCTTCGCACCACTTCACAAGGTTATCTGATAGACTTGTATAGTTTTTCCATTCCTGCGGTGGAAGTTCATACTTTTTATTTGTGTATGCTTGTTTGTTTTCATCTTCAAACGATACTGCAGAGCAGTGGTGGCAATAGGCTTTTCCTAATGTAAAGTTAACTGATAAACATTTACCTTTCTTTTTTTTGCGTGTGTGGCTACATACTGGGCAAGTTGTCGTTTTACTTCCTGACTTACTTCCTTTAACCTCGATTAATTCCCATTCAAATTTCTCCATGATTATAGTATTGGTCTTTGTGGTGTGTTATCTACTTCTTTTGGTTTTTGCCAGTAAGTAATATTTGAAGTTATTTTAACTTTCCAATTCAATATTTTTTTACCGTTTAAATCTTTCCAGTCATTTTCTAACCATGCTTCAAATTTATTTCTTGCCTTATCCTCATCTAACAAAATATTCTTTTCCTTAGCCTTTAACTTGCAATGAGAAATAAAAGAATCTAACGAGGGCGGAACGCCTTTTTTCTCTCTTCTCTTATCTTTCTCTTCTCTTCTCTCCTCTTCTCTTCTCTTCTCTGCATAGTTTTGCACTGCATCTGTATGCACGTGCATAGCATCTGCATTGCTTGTGCTATGCACTTGCTTACTGTTGTATTTATCCCAACGAGCCTTTGCAGCCTTGCTTTTAGATTTAGATAACTCAGTAATACCAAGCATTTGCTCGTCTAAAAAAGCAATGAAAATATTTACACCTACTTCTTTTATTACTTTCTTTTTTAATAAAACATCGTAGTGTTCATCATCAACCTCTATACGTGCATCTTCTATTGATAATTCACATTCTTTATTCCAATACAAGCAACAAAGCATTATAAAACGAGCTTGAGTTACTTCTGGACATCTCCGAATTTTACCCATCGACCAATCCGATGGAGCAAACTTAAACCATTGTAGCTTATCCATCTTGTTTAATTTTTGAAATTTCTAACTTCAACTTTTTCACAAGTTGTACTGCCGTCGGCTTGTTCATTGTTATCCAAGAAAGACCATCTTCACCTTCAATCTCTATGAATATTTCATTACTTATATTGTAATAAACCTCCATAGTATGATCCTTAGTGTAATTAGTTCCGTAGAACTTTATCTTTACATCATCCATAATGTATGACAGTTTATTTAAAACTGACAAAATTTAATTAAACAAAAAAAGCCTCATAAATCATTGAGGGTCTAACTTCTCAAATCATTATAAGGCTTCAATAATGCCACGTTGCTATAATGTTAGACCGCAACTTATATTGCAAATATACAAATAATCCACTTAAAAACAAAAAAACAAACAAAAAAAGCACCCCCGAAGGAGTGCTGTTTTGAAAATGTTTAGCACCTCTACAACCTTGCATTAAAAAACCTGCGTATTAAATAGCCGCGAATAAAAGAAGCGACAAAGAAAACAAAGGTGATGATTACGTTCTCTCCAATTGTAACAGGAATGTTGAGTAATGGGTAAATTATTAACTGGATGCAGAAGCTCACAATTAGCCCTACTACAATATTTGTAAGGCTTTCAAGTGCTGAATGTTTTTTCGTTTGTTTCATCTGCATAATATTTCAACTAAAGATTTTACAAACTCTTTTCTCGGCTCTTCAATGTGCGTCTTATCTATAACCATATCTTGATACACTCTGTACCCTTTGTTATTATCCCAAGTCGTCTCGATAGTC